GTGAGCGGCTGCCGCGACTGCACAACATGCACCCAGGCCGGCGCCGTCCGCGCCGTCATCACCACCGGCGTAGGCCTGCTGCACCTCAGCACCTGCGGCATCTCCTACCTGGTCAAGCGAACCATGGCGAAACACTGCCCGAACTGCTCGCACATGCTCTCCAGCCACCGGCAGCGGCCCGACTTGGCCGGCTGGCAGATGCCGGTCACCACAGCGCCGCCGGCCGGCCAGCAGCCCGCGTGGGGCGCCCCCCAGCAGCCGGCGCAGTACCCGCAGCAGGCCGCAGCGTGGCCGCCGGCGCAGCAGCCCTACCCGCCGCAGCCGAACCGGCAGCAGCCCTACGGCCAGCAGTGGCCGCCCACCCGCTGACGAACTGCACAGCCGGAGCACGACGAAGCGCCCAACTCCCGGAGGAGCTGGGCGCTTCGTCTCCGGTCAGGCTCTGCTGGTCGCGGCGCGAAGGCGGGCGTCGACGCGGTCGATCGCGTCGCGCATGCTGCTTCCGCTGTTCGGCCTGAGCTCGTGCTCCACCGACGCCAGCCGGTCTTCGATCGCACCCAGTCGAGCCATTACCCCTTCGTGCCCGGGCACGCCCGGGCGGCCAGGGACGCCAGTCCAGTCGTCGGCAAGGTCGCCCAGGCGTCGGGCGAGGTGCCGGGCGCCGCGGGTGATGCGCCACATGAGCGCGAGCGCACCGGCGATGGCGGCCATGGCGGCCGCCCAGACCGCCAGCAGGTCCAGGCCGTGAACGCCGGTGCTGTCGGTCATACCGCAGCCGTCCCGGTGGCGCCGTCCTGCGGGGCCGGCGCCGGGGTGACGGCGCCCGCAGGTGCGGGCGCGGTATCGACGGCCGCCGCGGCCTGCGTGGTGGTCGGCGCCGAGACCGTGGCCGACGGTTCCGCGGCCGCATGGCCGCCGACCGCCAGGCGCAGGCGCTCCAGGAGGACGGAGCGCAGCACGGTGGGTGCGAGCTGCCGGTAGACCGCCTCCAGGGCGCCGACGGCGGCGGACACCAGCGCGGTGCGGTCCAGGTGCGCGTCTCCGAGCGCGGTGACCTGCGCGGCCAGCGCCAGCGCGCCGATCCGCAGCACGCGGGCGGCCTGCGCGCGAAGGTGCGCGGAGGCGAGCTCGGCGCGCAGTTCGGTGGTGAGGGACATCGGGACCTCTCAGTAGGTAACGGGGCGCTGCCAGGCAGCAGCCCAGGTCTTCGGGCCGACGACGCCATCGACAGTCAGCGGCCAGCCGTGGTCGGTGGAGTCCTGCTGGAACTGGCGGCAGATACCGGCCGACGCGGGGCCGTACCAGCCGTCCACCGTGATGGACCAGCCGCGGTCGGCCATCCGCTGCTGCCAGGTGCGGACGTTGTCGTCGTGCAGCATCGGGGACCGGACGGAGAGGTCCTCACCGGGCCACGCCGGGGCGTTGCCCGACGGCGCGGGCGCCGGTGCCGGGGCGGGTGCCGGGTGCGGTGTGGGCTGCGGCGCCGGGGCCGGAGCGGAGCCGGCGCCCGGGCGCGGCGCGCCGCGCTGCACCCACGCGTACAGCGGATCGCCCGGGCAGTCGGTGGCGTAGCCGTCCCGGTGACCCTTGATCTCCGGGCCGGCGCCGTTGGCCTGGAGGTACTCGATCGCGTCGCGCAGGCCGTTGAGCATGGCGTCGTTCGGCTGCGTCAGGCCGCCGCTGTCAGAGCCGAGCAGCCCGCACACGGCGTAGTGCGCGTGGTTCAGCGGCTGGTTGCCGTTGGCGCCGGTCTCCTTGTGCAGACCGCGGCCCTCCAGCACGTAACCGTGCGGGCAGGCACCGAAGTTGTAGGCGATGTCCACCCAACCCTGGACGGGGTCGGACATGTGCATCGAGCGGATGTTCTTCCAGAGCTGCACGCACTGGCTGTGATCGGAGACGAGCGCGGTCGGGACGGCGCCGCCCTCATAGTGGACCTTGACACCGAGCGTGGTGGGCTGGTCGGCCGCGGGCGTGGCCGGCCAGCCGAGGTCGGCGCGGGTGACGAGCTGCACGATGCCCTCCAGGGCGGTCGGCCCCGGGCAAGACGGGTGCGGGGCGCGGACGGTGGGCGCCGAAGCGCGCCGCCACCGTAGCCAGAGCGACCGATCCGCCTGCCCGGCTGCCGTGGTCACGACCCCCGCAGGTAGGACCCCCGAACGTCGCCGATGATGGAGCCCGCGCCGCCGTTGCGGCCGCCCGTGGACGCGCCGGACGTCTGCTGCACCTGCACCGACACCTGCGCCGAGTTGCCCGGCGCGTAGTACGGGGTCATGTCGACGTCGACCGACGGCGACACATAGCTGAACGTCGCCGGAACGGACCCAGTGGCGACCTGGGCGCCGTTGACCATCACCCGCCACGCTCCGCCGGTGTTGGTGGTGACGCCGCCGGAGGTGACCTGGTCCCCGACGAACTGGAGGTCTAGGTGCAGCTTGGGCGCGTCGCACGGCACCCCGGCCGAGAGGATCTCGGTCCAGGTACCGCCCTGGGCGTACGGCGCGGAGAAGAAGCCGGTCGCCCCGAACCCGACCGGCCGCCACGGCAAAGCGACGCCCTTGCGGCTCAACGCGTCGGTGGTCATCACGTAGTTGCCGGAGCCGTCGTAGACCGCCCAGAACTGGGTGGGGAACCCCGTCCCCGAGCCCGCGTCAGGCTGCCAAAGAGCCATCACGAGCTCGTTGGCCGGGGTGTCGCGGTGCAGCTGCATGCCCATCTGCGGCACGCCGTTCGCGTCCGGCGTGTGCAGGTCGCCGATCCGGCACACAACCCGGGTCGGGTCCTGGGCGGACATCACGAGGATGCTGCCACCCTGCCGGAGGATGAGGTTCCCGTTGGTTAGCGTGGTCGAGCCGATGGTGTTGGTCCGGGACAGGGTCGCGATCTGCCGCTCCAGCTCGGCAACCCGCTCCTCGAGGGACTGCTGGCGCAGGTACTGGGGCATGGTCAGGCTCCTGTGCAGGTGAGGGTGACGGTCTCCAGGCCGCCGGACGCGACCGTGACCTTGACGGAGACGATGCGCAGCTCGGCGGCGTGGCCGTCCGGGTAGTAGTCGTCCGGGTCGAGAGCGAAAATCGCGGAGTCGCCGACGGTGTAGGAGCCGAGCAGCGGGTCCGCGTCGGCCAGGACGGTGAACGTCGGCTGTGTGGTGGCCTGGGAGTGGGCGTAGAGGTCGGCCTGGGCGTGCGCCTGGATGGCGTTCCACTCGGTGACCTGGTCGTATTTGGTCACGTACTCGAGCAGCGGCCAGCCGGCGGCCAGTTGGTCGTCCGCTTCCGCGACGCCGACGACCACGTCCTGTCCCTGGCCGGAGCCGAGCGCGGTGCAGCGGGTGGCGAGCTGGGTGCCGTCCTCCGGCCAGTCGTACGTCAGGATGTTGCCGCCGGCGCCGTGCTGGAACGTCAGGCCGGTCAGGCCTGCCGGGCGCCCGCGGCGCGGGTAGTAGACCTGCCACCGGCGGTACCGGCTGCCGTCCGTGTTGTAGCCGACTTCGATACCCCAGTCGAACCCGCCGTCGGCTGCTGCGAGCTGCCGGATCAGGTCGTAGATCACGGGGCGCTGGGCCGGATCGTAGGTGCAGTTGCGTGTGACGCCGGTCGGGTTGACCAGTGGGTTGGTGTCGACGTTGATGCTGCCGGCGTTTGTCGGGTCTGCGCCCGCGTAGGTCAGCAGTGACCACATGATCCACGCCTGATCGGCGTACATCTGCTGCCCTGTCGGGACGAACCCGGGCGTCGCGCCGTTGGACGCCACCACGGCGGGGTCCGTGCTCAGCAGCTCGTTGACGGTGCGGTGTTGCCAGTACGACTGGAACTCGGCGCCCTGGAGCTCCATCCCCCACACGCCGCCGGACCCGGACAGCGGTCGCCGGGTCCACACGATGCCGCCCCACACGATCACCCCGTCCCGGTCGACGTACAGGGAAGTGCGGGCCGGGATCGTGGCAGCCATCGGCCCGAGGACGGCCGTCTGGTCGTTGAGCGGCACGGTGCCCTTGAACGTGCCGGCGCCGTTCAGCTCGCTGGAGAACTCGACCTGCTGGACCGGAAGCTCGGCCAGGATCCGGTCTGTCATCAGGTCACAGAACAGGTACGTGTATTGGTGATCAGCCATCTCAGGCTGCCTCGTAGGTGATCGAGATGTTGAGCTGGTGGCCGTTGGCCCAGGTCTGCGGGGCGGTGGCCGCCCAGCGGCTGGTGGCGGAGCCGTTGGCGTTCATCGGGGAGACCGCCCGCACCACGGTGGACCCGGCCTCGATCTGCGCGAGTCCGGGCCAGTAGGAGGTGGAGGGGTTGATGCCGAGCGCGGTGCCGGTCCAGAACTTGACGGCGGTGCCGATCGCGGCCGGCGCGGCAGGCAGACTGAATCCCCACTCGCCGCTCCCGAACGTGGTGGTCGAACCGGCGAGCAGGCTGATCAGGAGCGTCGTGGTTTTACCAACCTGTGCGTAGCGGCCGGACAGGCTGCCGTTGCCGATGGCCGGAGCGGTGCCGGAGGTAGTCCAGGTGGGGGCGTAGGTGTTCCACGCTCCCGGGGTGATCTGCTCCTCGGTCATGACCTGCCGGGTCGAGCCGGCGGCGGTGCCGTACCGCAGGACGCTGGTGTCGGTCAGGTACATCATCTGCCCGGGCGCCGGGTGGTCCGGCACCCCCGTGGAGAGCACAGGCAGCACGCCGCCGGAGGCGACCTGGTACAGCCGGCCGTCGGTGATCGCACCGGCCGTGATGCTGGTGACACCGGCATTGACTGCGATGTCCGCCAGGACCACGCTGTTCGGCGGAATCGTGCCGCGGGTGGTCGCGCCGGCGCTTGCCGCGTACGGGCCCTGCACGACCACTAGCGAGGCGGAGTTCACGGTGCCGAGCGTCTCGGCGTCCAGCACCTGCACGACGATGGTGTCCTTGCGGTACTGGGTACCCGAGCTGGCCGCGATGGTCAGGTTCACAGTGCCGTCGTTGACGAACGTGTAGGCGCCGTAGTTCGCCAAGTCCTTGTTCTGCACGTACGCGATGCCGGCGGACACCTGCACGGTCATGTTCGGGGTGCCCTGCGCGGCCACCTGGAGCTGCTGGAACTGGTAAGACGGGCGCACTCCGCCGCGGGTCCGCAGGCTGCCTTCGTCGGCAGAGGTACCCGGATAGCCGAGCAGGCCCGTGATGACTGACAGGCGGTCGGTCCGGGCCGCGTAGCTGCCGCCCTGCTGGTAGGCCGGCGGGCTGATGACGGTCATCGGGGTCTCTCCTTCACAGGGTGGCGTCGCGCCAGGTGACAGTCAGGTAGGTGGGCAGGCTGCCGTCTCCGTACGGTCCGGCGCGGTAGACGAAGGTGTTGTTGCCGGGCTGCATGACGGGCCAGTCGGAGCCGGGCACGACCCAGTCCCGCCGCGGCGTCGTGCCGCCGTCCAGCACGGCCCGGGTGGAGGTATCGACCGTGAGGAACTCGCCCGGCTGGAGCGTGTTGTTGAACGCCAGCACGGCGCCGGTCTCCGAGAGCTGGATGCTCGGCTGCACCGCCGGGCCGTCCAGCCGCAGCAGCGGGTAGGTCGGCGACGCTCCGGCGTTGGTGCACAGCAGGCCGCCGGAGGTCCCCCCGGTGCCGTACAGCCACGGGTAGGCGCGTGGGTAGGAGCGGCCGGAGGCGGGCGCGTAGGCGGCCGTCTGGAGGCTGTACTGGTTGAGCGAGTAAATCAGCGGGTCGGCGGCGTAGAACTGGAGATGTGCGGTGGCCGTGCGCCACAGCATCGTGGCGTCGTACGGGATGTCCCGCTTGCGGACCTTCGCCATCACCATGATGCCCAGGTCGGGGAACTGGAGCTGTGCGGGTGCTGCGGCCGGCTGCGCGACGGCCTTGAGTGCCGCGGTCAGGGCGGCCAGGTTGCCCGGGTCGGTGCCGCGCAGCGTGACGGACAGGTTGATGGTGCGGGCGCCGACGTAGTCCGGGCCGGTGTACTGGCCGTGTGCGAGCGCCCGGTCCTGGTCGTAGGTGCGCACCTCCGGGAGGTTGTCCAGGTCGGGCAGGTCGGCGACGGCGTACTGCGTGCCGGGCCCCATGGTCAGGCCGCCCCAGACGACCCTGCCGACGGCGCTCATCGGCGACCTACCTTCGCGCTCCAGGACAGCTCGGCGGAGACCGCGGCGGCGGTCGTCTGCGAGCCGTACAGGTTGATGACGTTGGACTGGTGGACCGGCCGGGCGGTGCCCGCGTAGGCGCCGCTGAGCGCGCCCGCGCTGGTGGCCAGGCCGATGCTGGCGCCGCTCATGGCGCCCGCGATCTGCCCGGTGATGGTCTGGAGTTGGGCCTGGAGCTGCGGGGTGCGGGCGCCGATGCCGGCCATCAGGCCGTCCATGATGCTCGCGCCGGCCGGGGTGAGCAGCCGGGCGTCCCTCTCCGGCGGCCCCTTCCAACTCGCAATGCTGTCGGTCAGGTCGCTCAGCACGTTCTTGACGCTGCCGATCTTCGACGTGATGCCGTTCACCAGCGAGTCGATGATGTGTTCGCCCGCGTGGCCGAGCTTGTCGGCCAGGTCGCCGAAGAGCTGAAGCACCTGCCTCGGCAGGTCGGAGAAAACGTTGAGCACGAAGCCACCGACGCCAGAGAGCAGCTGCTCCGCATCGGTTAGAGCACCATGGAAGTCGCCGTGCAGCAGGTCAGTGACCAGGTGCAGCGCGGGCACCAGGACGTCCTGGATACCGCGTGCCAGCACCCCGGCGAACAGCGTGGCGAGCTGGCCCGCGGCCGCGATGATCGGGATCAGCAGCGGCATGAGTAGCCGCAGATAGTCGCCGAGCAGGACGGCCAGCTGGGCGATCAGCGGGCCGAGCGCGATCGCGACCTGCGCGAACGACTGTCCCAGGCTGGCGAGCGGCAGTTCGGTGATCAGCTGTGTCAGGACTGGCAGGAGTGCGCCGGTCAGCGTCGTGATGATCGACACGAACGGCCCGATGATGGCGGGAAGTTGGGCCAGGATCGGGCCGAGCGCGGCCGACAGGGCCGTCGCCACGGCGGCGACCAGGGGCTGCATCTGGCTGAAGATCGTGCCCAGGCCGGCCAGCAGCGGGGTCAGCGCGGGCAGCAGCGCGGCCGCCAGCGTCCCGATCAGGCCGAGCAGCGGGGACGCGGCCGTGATCAGGCCGCCGACAGCCTGCGCGGCTGCCAGCAGCACCGGGCCGAGCGCGGCGATCACCGGGCCGAGCGCCTGGCCGAACGCGGTGATCAGCTGCTGCACCGGCGGCCCGAGCGCGGACAGTACCGGGCCGATGACCTGGAGCGCCTGGCCGAGCAGCGGCGCGACCGTGCTGGCCAAAGTACCCATCGTGCCGAACAGCGCCATGAGGCCGGACTGGACGGCCGGGGATGCGAAGGCGGTGCCGAGCGCGCCGGAGATCTTGACCAGGGTGTTGATGAAGCCGCCGCCGGACTGCTGTGCAGCGTCGAGCACCTCACTGACCAGGCCGAAGATGTTCTGCACGACCTGGCCGAGCTGGCCGATCAGGTTTACGGCGGTGTCGATCGCCCGACCCAGGGACCCGTCCGCGAACGCCGAGTTCAACCGCTTCGACAGGTCGCTTGCTACCTTGCCGCCGGCCGCGGTGATCCGGTCGAAGGCGGGACCGGCCGCGTCGGCCAGCTGGCCGAAGGCGGTGACTGCCTCACCGGGGATGCCGGCCAGGTTGTGCAGGCCGGTGCTCGCCGAGCCGAG